ACCGAACTGCCTTAAAAGCGCATCATTTCCGTCGCCCTCGACACCCATTTCAACCATTTTTACCCACTGACCACCAACTTGTTTACTTCTGAGCTGGAAGAAAACCTCTCTCGGCATCGCATTGGCATTAAGTTTAAGGCTTGCACACTGAGCAACAATCTCTCTTAGATTAGAAGTATTAAGATTGTTCATGTCAGTCTTATCCGTATTCTGCACAAGCTGATAAATTGCTGACATCGCATTCATTGCACACTGTTTGGAATATTCATCGTACTGAACGCCATTCTGCTCAAAATCCCTTGAAACAAGTCCAGTGATCGTATTTGTCCACTGGCTCAAACCAGTGGTAAATTCTTGCTTTTTAGCAACTTCATTTTTCTCTGCCATATTCTTCTCCTTTATTTAACCTCTCTGCACCATTCAGGAAAGATACTGAAAGTGCCGATAAGTCCTAATATACTGCTTTTGACAATTACTTCTTTCCCATCACAATCGTTAATCCATACGTTGGCAATATTGGGAAGCGCTCCCATGCTAGATAAATCCTCTCTGCAAAGCTCGGCATCAAAGACATATTTCTTACCATCTTCAAAAGTCTTACCTTTATCGAACATATTCATAAACGCTTTGAGCAATCCAGTAGGTTCAGATTTCTTAAATTCATTCTCTAAATGCTCGTCAATCACACTGTGAACTTCTTCACGCAATCCATCTCCTGGCTTATCGCTTGAAAGTATATCGAAAACCTTATCTCCATCTTCTTTTCCGAATTTCTCAACAAGTATTTTTCTCATACCTTTAGCAATTACGTTATAGTCATTCATCAAATCATTGAGTGTACCACTCATTTCAAGTGTTCCTGTTTCTTTACCTTCTACACGTCCAGTTTTAATCATCTTTTATCCCTCCGCTACTTTCAGTTCCTTGTCATCAGTTACCATCAAATAAACCATCTGCGCATCCATCTTCGGCACGTTGAAGTCATTAATGCTTTCTGCATTGTCCACAAAAATCGGGCAGATAACTTCATACAAATTCGATAAAGAATGAATGATGTCGAGTCCTGCAACGATTCTATGACCGTTATTCAGACTGGACAGTGGCACGCCATTTACAGTGCATTCGCAAGTTTCCTTGATACCACCGTTGATTTGCACGTCAAAGAGCTTGAACGAAACAATCTTGAACATTTCATTGATTTTCTCTGAGATCATATTCATTTTTGCCCTGATAAAATCTTCCACAAGGTCAATCATCTGTTCTTGTTCCGCCATCTTCTGTCCGACTTCTTTCTGCTCAGCCTCAAGTTCTGCGATACGTTCCTTTACTTTGGAATTGTCTGCTGCCACAATCTTTCCAGCAATCTCCGCAATTTCGTCTTTCAGAACTGCTTTTTTTGCTTCAAGCTCTGTTTTTCCAGTAGATTCAGCACTCATTTCTTCAATCTCTTTTTCAAGTACCGAGATTTTCTCGATAGTTGCCAAGTATTCAGTATTCTCAGAAATATCAGCTTTAGTTGGGAATTTCCCCAGCTCAGCTTTGGCAATATCATATTTCTTCTGAGTATCAGCCAACTGAATATTCAACTCGTCCATTTTCTTGTGAAGTTCAGCTTCAGTTGCTTTGAGTTTATCCCTGGAAGCAGCAGCTTCTTTACCGTCTTTCTCGATCTGCTCTAATTTTTTCGCTCTAGTCTCTTCAAATTTAGCCTTGTCCTCACTGTACTTATTCTGATGTAACTCAACACTGGATTCGTAATCACCCAATATCTTTTTCTTCACATCTTCAGCAAGCTCACGACCACATGTTGGACAAATAGTTGCTCTTTCCGGCAACGGGTCTAACGGAACAAACTCAGGAAATGTCTTTGCCTTTTCAGAACGCCATTCTATGAGCAACCTGTCT